GGCCTCGTTGCCGTTCTTGAGGGTCCGGTTCATCACCAGGCCCTTAGCAATCGTAGCATTACGGAAGGCCTCATAGACCTCACCGGTGAATAGTTTCAGGTACAGAGCCTGAGTATCGGCACCACCGTTAATGGCACCAAGCTGAGTTACAGTTGCAGTCACTTGTCTAAAAGTGTTGAGTGTTTATAAATTAAAGAGTGTCCCGGGAAAAATTATTTAGTTGTGGGGTTGTCCTTTGTATTGGGTATCCACCGCAGCGGGCCAATACTCCAGTCATGACTGGGTTTTTTACGAGGTTGTCCCACCCTCGAAAGGCATGGGGGACATTGCAGTCCCCACGATCTATTACATTAGATCGCCGCTTGCAGCCAGTCGGTCTTGGATGTCCAAACGATACGCAGGATCATTCCGATACCTAGGGTCACTAATAGCACGAGCCAGTTCGGCTTGACTACGGAACCCTTTAACACTTGTGTTCTTGACAGACTTGCCAGACACACGCTTACCTTCAAAACCAACAGCGTCTTGATACCGTTGGTTCAATGCTTGAACAGCAAAGAAGATAGCATCTTTGTTACCGCTGTTGATAACATTATCAAAAGCAGCAACCTCATCAGGCTTTAGATTGTCAGCTGCCCAAGACAGGGTTTCATTATAAACATCTTCACCACCAACCGAAGCCAAGATGGCATCAGCATCTGAATCAGACAACTGTTGCGGTTGGATAGAAGCGTTCTTTTGAAGTTCAAGATAAGCATCAATGAGTTGCTCAGATGGCATCTCTTTGAGCTTTTGAACTGTCTCAGGTTTTAGTTGGTTGTTGTTACTGAAATACTCTGAGGAAGCATCTTGGATAAACTGAGCGGTTTCTGAGATGTCATTATCTTCTTGGGCGATGGGCTCATCTGACGTATCAGAGTCTTCACCGTCGTTCTCAGTACCTGTTTCTTCTTTCTTTCCAAGTTTGCTTTCCAGTTCTTTGTATGCCTTTTCCAAGTCTTCAGCGGACTTGAATTTACCGGCATACCTAAGTTCTGCTTCTTCGTCTTTACGAGCTTGTTCATATTTAGCACGATTGCGTTCTTGCTCATCGGCAATCAGCTTATCACCAAGCTCGGTTAGCCTCGCTTCCTCTGCCTGACGGGCTTCGGTTACTGCGGGGTCATTTCCGTCAAAAGTGATTTCAGCCATAAGAGGTTAGCGGTAAGTAAGTGGTTTAGTGAGTAACAAGAGAAACCTTGCCAAGACCAGGAGTGACTACCTTTTTCTTGGGTTGAGGCTTGATCTTGTTGGATTTAACACTGGGCTTGCCAGCGGATTTCTTCGCAGTAGAAAGACTAGTAGGAGTCGCTGCGGGTGCCTCAGCCTTGGGCTGGGGGCTGGCTTGATTGTTGGATTCCATCAACTTGATTTTGTAGGGCTTCAAGAACAGCTGGGTTCTTTTCAGGGTCCATCATAGGCGCTTTAGATAGCTGACCCATTTGATTCATCATGGATGCTTGGGTCATCTGTTGACGCATACGTTGTTCTTCTTCTTGACGCTGTTCAGCAGTCTTGACCAGATTAACTGTATCAATACCTTGAGCAGCAGCAAGACGTTTGATTGCTTCCTCAGGGTCAACAAACTTAACCATAGCCTCTGGACCAAGAGCCTGTGACACGGTTTGAAGGAACATCATCAGGGACTCACGGTCTTGACCACGGCCAACACCTTCGATACCTGCGATGACGGTAGGGAATACCACACCCTTAGGAAGTTTGGGAAGGATCTTAGAACGTTGTAACACGAACAGCTTACGCTGAAGATAGGGTTGCAACAGTTCGGTAGTCAGGTTCCCATAAATACCACCCAGCTGTTCATTAAGTTCTTGCTGGGTAGCGCGAATCTCTTCTGCGGTAGTACGTTCTGATTGACGTACCGTAAGAATAAGAAACGCTTCACTCAGTCGCTGTGTCAGCTGAGTGATCATTTGATATGCCGTAGAGAAGTCAGCCTGTTTGGCTACTTGTACCACCGACACATCTTCTTGACGGCCTTGGATAATTGCTCCATTTCCGGCCTTTGCCAAAGTAGCAGGCTTGACGGTAGCAGAAGGAGATACCAAAAAGACCACCTTAGCAGCAGCAGCGGAGCCCTCAACCATAGCTTGCATGAGTCCTTCAAGCGACTTAAGGTCACCGAGGTATTCTTCAATGCGTCCACGTCCATAGTCTTCACCATCAACGATGTTAAAGCGGAGGGGCAGCCAGGGGGTTTGAGTCTTAGGTGCTTTGCCGTAGCTATCTTCTATGATTTCTCCATCAACTTCCTGTCGCCAACGCCACTGTCCATCTTGGAGTTTAGCCCAAGTATAAACAGCAGTTTCATCTTCGCCAACAGTCACATCAAGACTAGGAGTGGCAGTGTTGTCATCCACTCGATTGATGCTGGACTTAGGCTTTTTAAATTTGTCAGGAAGGAATTGACGATTGATTGATTCAACAGTAACGATCTCAGTGGGTTGACCCTCTCCATCACGGACGACCACATAACGGTCAAGAGGATACAACTTAACACCACTCGAACCCATGTAGACCAGGACATTCCCGGTTACAATTAGATGTTTCATTGCCTGATGTAGGACCACACGATCCTGTGATTCAGCAATGTGTTGCATGATAACCCGTTCCATTTTGGACAGGCTCAAGTCGATCTCAGATTTAATCTTGACATCTAATTCGGGGTCCGAGGCGAGCTTACCGTCGTTGATCTGAAGCTTAAAGAACGTAGCCGTTACTGGGAACAGACTAAGCATAAGCTTCGAGGCCATGACGTTTGCGCCTTTGGCTCCGATAGACTGCCAGGGCGTAGGAAGCTTCTGTCCATTTACCACACCCGTAGGAGTAAGGAGGTAAGGAAGACTTAGCTTCGCACATTCCCTAGCAGTATCGAGAAAGATCGTTCTGTCGCTTGCTAGTCGAGCGTAGCGTGAAGCGGCAGACGAGTTTTCCATTGTTGTTTAAAAAATTAAGTAGCGACATTAAGTCCGGTTGTACCGGTAGAACCATAAGGTACGGTTCCGTAAGTAGTCTTAAGGCCAGTTGCAGCTTTGCCTTTGGTAGTAGCTTTCTTAGAGCCAATGCTACTAACAACTTTAGCTTGCTTAGTACTAAGAGTACCTTTACCAACACCAGCACTGCTAATGGTGCCTAGCTTGGCACGTTTAGCTTCATACTGGGCTTGACGTGCATCAAAGTCAGCAATCTTTTTATCAAGAGCCGATTGTTGCTTTGCCATTGAAAAGGCAACGTCACCATACGGATCTCGTGGGTCAAACTCACGACCTTCGGTCTGAGCTAGGCGAGCCAAGTCACGTTGGTTTGCAGAAGGAATGTTATAAATAGCACCGCTCTTTCTCATTTGTTCCACACGGCTTCGGTCACCGAGAGCTTCCCAGCGCTGCCTCTGTTGGATGCCATACTCACGGCGTTGTTGAGCGCCAAGTGAGCTTCTCATGGGGGCAAACTTTGGAGCAGGTGCCATGTTCATATAAGGAGAAGGTGCTCCACCTCCACCTCCGCCACCAGGGACAGGACTTCCAGCGTAACACATTTATTTGTCCTCCTTACTCTTTTGGACATTAAGACCAGTAGTCTGTCCAGTAATCGTACCCAAGCCAGGAGTCTTATATTGAGCAGCGCCCTTGCTGCGTTTCTTGGCAGCAGAGCGGGTCATTGCTTTACTAGTAATTGTAGCTACCTTTTCACCCACAGGCGCAGGAGGCGGCGGAGGGGGTTCCGGCGGAGGAGGTAGTTCAAATTGTTGTTGTGGTGGTGCTGGAGGCGGCGGTGGTGGCGCAGGAGGTGCGCTAGGGGACATACACATTAGTCTAGTTTTTCTGTGTTTTACTTTTTAAGTATTTGATCACAGCAATTGCTCCAGCTCGATAAGCTAACTCTCGCTCAGAAATTGTGTGCTCAGGAAAACGATCAGGGTATCTGTCTTCAAGCTCAGTAATGAGTCGAAGTAGATCTACTTTACCTCCAACGACCATAGTCAGAGGCAGGGTGTTATCATCCATACTGTGGAAGGTCAACGTTAGAAGCCTCGAAGAACGCAGGCATTCTGCTACGTTGCGTATCTTTAAGACCCGGTGCTTTGCCCCGCTCATAAAGCGAGTCAGACTGGTTCATCCAGAAGTCCTTATCCAGGTACTTATTTTCAGAAGAACCAAGAGAATCCATCACCCATCCAACAGTCGCTCTGCGTAAGCGATTGAGGCTTGATGTGGACTTGAGGCCCAGCTCGGAGCAGACCATCGAGTGTATGGCGACGTGCGTTTGCTCGTCTCTGGAGATGTCGGCTGCTGTACTTCGGATTCCGATGTCTCCATTGAATCGGAAGAAGGGAAGGATGACGAAGAAGACACTGCGCTCAAGGATAGCTGCTTTCAGAATTGGATGCTCTGGTGCGTCTAGCCAAGCCTTGAGGATGTGCTTTGCTTCATCTTCATGCTTCTGGTTTGCACCGTGGGCATCAATGACATAGTTCAAAGCCTGGTCGTGGCGTTCTTCATCCAACTGATTGGATAGCAACGCTTCACGCAAGCCAGGCGTATTGGGTAGTTCGCGTTCAAGCCCTTGTTGAAGGAACTCACGCACAGGCAATTCAAGATGACGAAGCCCAAGGGCACGCTTGAGCGTGTCCTCAGACCCATCAACAATCTTGCCCTTTTGCACAGCCAGAGGCGTCCATTTACGCTTCCGGCTGACAACTTGATCGTAAGGGGAAGTTGCGTTCATTCTCCGCAGGGAATACAAATTTCGTTTTCTGGTTCGACTTGCTTGGGACAGCCACAGTCTGGGTCTACCTCTTCTTCAAAACCAAAGAGGTCACGGAAGTCTTCGTCAAGGGCGGCAAGTGCGTCATCCTTAGACTGAGTATCCGGTTGGACCTGGAGACTGTAATAGAGACTCGTTTGAGGCGAGTTCATCCATTCTTGTAAGAAGCCCCGATCATAGGTAACAACGTCAGACCAGCTGTTGAAGCTGTATCCATGGAAGAGAAGAGTGTTCTGGTATAGACGGACCATACCATCAACCACTTCTTTGTAGGCGTCCCAGCCTACCTCAGATGCAATCTCTACATCCGCCGGGTAGTCATAAGATTGGACTCCAAAAGTCCCACTGTCCCGATCGACGTGACGACTGATAGGAGGGGCCAACTCTGGGGCAGTAGTATAGCCACGCAGATCGACGTTGTTGTAAGAGCAAGAAGCAGTGGGCGCGATGGCAAATGCTCGGTCCATGTTATGGAGGCGAGCGATCTGTGACGACAACTCAATTGCTTTTGCGAGTTCAGATACAAGGCGATAAGCCGGAGTGTCCTCCGGTTGATGAGAATGGAATTGGGTTAGGGCGTTTCCAAACTCTTTATAAGTTACACCGTTCTGGCAAAGGAAGTTAGCCAGACCCAGAATACCTAGACCAACTTGACGGTCAGACTCAGGAGGAAGGTATTCTCCAGTCT